CTTTCTTCGAAGCTTTCTATTCGGTGTACTGGGTGGCGTTCTGTATCGGTTATGTTGTTGCCGGGGCAGCCCTCTGTCGGGCGGCCTATCTGGCCAGACACCAGTTCTACACCCAGGACAAGCGACATGCTTCGATCGCGCGCTACGCAACAATGCGCGATGAGGTCCGCGGTATTGCTTTCAAAGATCTGTCACCCGAGCAACAAGCGGAGTTACAGACCCCATTCAACAAGACCTTGACAATTTCCCGGACCCTCAAGGAAACTTTAAAACTCGCATTCGACGTGGTGACACACGTGACGATTCCCAGATTCGTCCACAGCGGATACGAGTTCACTAGTGAATTTGTTCGAACCACACCAAGTGTTATGAAGAAGACTGTGGTTAATACCTTGCACGCACTATTCGTTTGACAGTGCGGCCATTACCACTTGCCACAGAAAGTTATGGTTCGCAAATTCTTGCGGTTTGCTCACCGTGTATTGGATGAAGAAATTATCCCCCTTATCCTGACAAGCCCTCAGTTCTATACCATGGAGCAGCATCTGGCACATTATGATGGCCAGAAGCGGGAAGATTACGCCCGTCATTGGCAAGAATTCTCCGAGCGTTTTGGCGTGAAAATGACTATGGAGTGTATGCAGAAATCCAATGAGCTAGCATACAATGATGCTCCCAAACCCCGCTTCTTGTTCAACCCCAGCGGCAGTTTGAAGGTTGTAGGCACTTACATGAATGCCTACTATTTGGGCCGTCTTACCGGTGAGCCCTGGCTTGGTGTTGGGTTAAACACAGGCCAGTTGACCGACCGCATCAGTGCGGTCCGTGCCACAATCCCCGACAGCATCCCAGTGACATGGGATGGTTCCAACCACGATGGACATCAGTTTGAACAGCTGATCGATGGGATAGATGGCTATTTTTTCAAGAAGACATTTAAACATGTCTTGCCCTACTTGTCCTCGTTACCACCAGGACTGTATGATTCGTACCTGCGCGTTCTTGTTGCCTCATCGACGCAGTTTTACATTTCATACAAGCGGGGCGGCACTTACACACGTGTTGTTAACGGCAAGATCCGAGGTACTACATTTTCAGGACATCCCACTCGTACTACCTTGGGTAATTCACTTCGTGTGTACTTGTACGCCCGTTTCGTGGCGCATCGGGCGGGGGTTAAGATCGGCACGATAGTAGCCGGTGACGATGTACTCTGTTTTATTTCGAGGAATGACTTACCTCGGTTCCGCAAGTGTTTCTGGGACGTGTACATCGATGGTACCACGGTCAAGCCAAAAGACCGGTGTACTCATGGCCTCGGGCAGGTAGCCAAGGATTACAAAGAGAACTACGATCAGACCTTCGACTTCCTGTCTAAATACGGTATGATATACCATGAGAACGTAATCCTGAATCGCCGTATTGAGAGGGCCTTACTATCAGGCAATGACACTAATAAGGTTAACAAAACCTTCACCATCGCCCATTACAATTGGGCGATCACAACAGGGCTTATGGCATGGGCTCGAACATGGCCTGTTGTTTCCAAGTACATTGCCTCACGCATAGACCTCATACCCCACTGGACTCCATCAGGGTGGGCTATGAAGGCCAAGCGAATGCGGCAAGGCATCCGCGAATTCTTTGGACACCAGTTTCTGCATCACGTCAATCACTACGACTATACCTCTGTATCTGATGCCTTTTATCTGATGTTCAATCCCCGAGCAATCACCCTTATGGAGGATGATATTCGGTTCGCGCCGCATTATTTCGACATGTTGTATGATCGGGCCCCGTTGAAAAAACCTCTTCAAAATGAATCGCAACAACAACAACAACAACAACAACCGTCGAAATCAAAGACCCAGACGCCCCCGTTTTCAAAGGGGCGGAGCCGGCAATGCTCAAAGGCCGCAGCGGCGGCCTAACCGCCCTAGACGTATGCCCAGGATGGGGCGTCTAGGGGGTTTAAATACCATGAACCCAGCCACTCAGATAGCCATACCCATCAGGACGATGAATCCAACATCACCTCTTGTGGTATCACACGTGGAGTATTATGGCACAATTTCTGCTTCCGCCACTACATTTACCCTGCAGAAAACCATAACCACGAATCCAGGCCTCAACACTTCCTTTCCTTGGCTATCTCAAATCGCCACCAACTATGATAAGTACAAGTTCCGAAACTTGTACATGGAGTATATTCCTTCCTGTCCCACCACTACTTCTGGGACTATATACTTCGCTTTTGATCCTAATGCTCTTGACCTAGGACCAGTTGAGACAGGCGATATGCTGCAGTATAAAGTTAACATCCAGGGTTCCCCCTTCCTTGTACATAAAATGGTGGTCCCTGGTGAGATCCTCAACACCAAACTTTATACTCGAACAGTGGCCCAAGCCCTACCTTCCAATGTTGATTACAAAACATACGACTTGGGACTGTTTTATGTGGTTACGGACGCTACAGCTGCTAGCGGTTCCTTGGGTTCAATTAAGATCGGTTACACCTGTGAGTTCTTCGACGCACAACCTAGGTCAGATGCCTACGTCGGTGGAACCCTGGTGTGTACGGGTGTCAGCGGCACCTGTTTTGCTACTACCAACCTCAACACTGTCCCCACGATTATGAACGTCGCTACGGGGAATGATAATACTTTAGTGTTCAATGCCGTCGGGACTTACAAGGTCCTTGGACTCAACGCCAACGGCACAACCATTACGAACACCGCCGTCAGTGGTGGTGTTTCGCAGCTCGATGATGCACTTGCCGATGCCTCAGGTTCATCGGGCGGACGTTGGGATTTCCAGGCTACTTATCCTGGATCAGCTACTTTTTCTACCAATGGTAATACTCAGTGGATTATTACCAAAACCGCTTAATTGTCGTAGTGTGTTCGGTACCGCCGGCTCGGTGGTACTCTGGGTTTTGACGGGTTGACTCCCGTGGGTTCGTCTACTAAGCCTTCCAAAGTAGTCA